GATTTAGCTTCTTCAGATGTAAAAATATAATCCATCAAATAAAATACATCTGCTAACCCTTGAGTCCCAATTGCAATTGCTCTTTGTTCACGACCTCCCTTTTCACCTTTTTCAGTTGAGTAGTTATTAATATCAACTACATTGTTCAACGCTCTTACAACTTTTCTTGTTTCTTGAATTAATAATTGATAATCAAATTTGCCATCTTTTACAAAATTCTTTAATACTATTGAAGACAATGTACAAATTGCAGTTGTTTTTTCATCAGTATATTGATAAATCTCATTACATAAATTTGATTGTTTAATCACGCCAATATTTTGATGGTTTGTCTTTTTGTTAGCACTATCTTTAGAACATAAGTAAGGAACACCACTTTCAACTTGAGCTTCAATTATTTTATTCCAAATATCTTGAGCTTTGACTTTCTTACCAAGACCCATTTTAACCGCAAGTTCGTAGTTCTTTTCGTACTCTTCACCATAACATTCTTGTAACGCCTTAATACCCGCTTTCTTAATATCGTTAGGACAGAATAAATACCACTCTCCATTATCAATTACCGCTCTCATAAAATTATCAGGTATCCAAAGTGCAGTAAACAAATCTCTCGCTCTTAACTCTTCAGCCCCCGTATTTTTTTTCATTTCTAATAAGTCCATAATGTCTTTATGCCAAGGTTCCATATAAATTGCTGCACTACCTGGTCTTCTACCTTGTTGATTAAAAAATCTTAATGACTCATTAACAATTTTAAGATATTTTAACAAACCTCCAGCATATCCTCCTGATGACTTAATCCGACTTTCCTTACTTCTAATATTAGACATACATAATCCAATACCTGCAGCATCCGATGAATATCTTGAGATATCATTCATAGTCGCCAATAAACCTTCACGAGAATCTGAATTATTGTAATGTAATACACAAGATGCCAATTGAGGGACTTTTGTGCCAGAATTAATCATTATTGGTGTTGCTGGTGATATTAATTGATTTGATAATGAATTATAATATTCAATCGCATCTTCAAGTGTATTGGTTACCCAAATAGCAACTCTCATGTACATATGTTGTGGCCTTTCAATTACTTTACCCTCAGGTGTTTTTAACAAATACATTTCTTGTAAAGATCTCCAAGCAAAATAATCAAAGTTATTATCATTTTCATGATTGATATGACTATCAATAACTGAAGGATTATACCTTTCAAGTTTTTCCATAAAATCATCATTCACAATACCATCAACGTGTAATGTATGCATAGTATTTGAAAAACTTGGATCTGTTTCTTTGTGATAAGAAGATATTGCAACTGATGACGCTAACCTTGAATAATCGTGATGACTACCTGTGTAAGCGGCTGCAATTTCATAAACTAATTTATCTAATTCTTTTGTAGTAATAATTCCCTCAGTTGGTACTGAAGTTATTACTTTTATAAAAATTTCATCGGAATTAACATTTAAACCTTTAGCGGCTCTTTTAATTCTATTATAAATTTTCTGTGGGTTAAAAGACGCATCTTCACCATCCCTTTTTTTAATTTTAAGTGACATCATAATGTAATAATAAGGTTTTTTTAGAAATCTTCAACTAATGATAGAGTTTCGTTGAGTTTTGCTTTTTGATATTCAACTGTTCTTGATTCAAAAAAGTTACCTTTTGTTTCAACAGCAATCTGTTCCATGAACTTAAATGGTTGTTCAACATTAAATTCTTTACTACAACCCAATTTAATTAAAAGTCCATCAGTAACAAATTCAAGATATTGTTTCATTAAATTTGAATTCATACCAATTAAAGACACAGGTAATGATTCTGTAATAAACTCTTTCTCAATTTCCAACGCAGATAATAAAATTTCTTTAATTCTTTTTTCACTTGGTTTGTCTTGAATATGGTTGTTTAATAAATGAATTGCAAAATCACAGTGTAGATTTTCATCTTTAAAAATTAGTGAATTAGCGTTACATAATCCTTGCATAATACCTCTTGATTTTAACCAAAATATTGAACAAAATGAACCAGAAAAGAAAATTCCTTCAACCGCAGCGAAAGCAATTAACCTTTCTGCAAAGGTTGAACTCTTAATCCAATTCAATGCCCAAGTTGCTTTCTTTTGAACTGCAGGTAATCTATCAATCGCATGAAAACACTCATCTTTATCTTGAGGGTTTGAAACATATGTATCAATCAACAATGAATACATCAAACTGTGTATATTCTCCATCATCAATTGAAACCCATAGAAAAATTTTGCTTCAGGATATTGTACCTCTTTAAGAAAATTTTCAGCTAAGTTTTCATTTACAATACCGTCCGAAGCAGCAAAAAATGCCAATATATTTTTAACGAAATACTGTTCGTTTTCAGAAAGATTTGCCCAATCTCTAATGTCTCCTGTTAAATCAACTTCTTCTGCTGTCCAAAATGCAGCTTGATGCATCTTATAATATTCCCATATATCATTATGTTGAATTGGGAATATCACAAATCTGTCAGGGTTCTCTACTAAAATCTTTTCCATAGTTTTTTTATTATTATTTTTGTTTTAATTGTTCTTCTTTTTCTTTTCTTTTTTCCATAAGTTCTTTAACTCTATCTCTTTTTCTTTCCTCTTGTTGTTCTCCAAAACCTAAGAATGTTACCGATGTTTCTGTATCTATTTCAAGAAGTTCATTATTAAATTTACAGTTCTCAAACACAACACCATCCTTACCAATTCTTGACTTAGTTATTGCAATTGTAGCTAAATTCATTTCTTTTTGTTGTAATGATTTTGCAACCGTTATGATAACGTGACCAACTTGAGCCTTTTTAATTGACCCACCCATTTGGTCTGTAGTAACAACTTCAGATGATATTGAAGATCTATTACCCTGTGTTGCAGTCCAACCAACAAGATTTAATTCATGACACATAGACTCAAATCCTCTCATTACAGAACCTTCTGCTTTCCATTCATCTTTACTTGAACTTTCAGGTAATACACAATCAATATAATCTAAAAGGATTAAATCAATTCTAGTACCATCAGCAATTATTTTTCTAACCTGAGTCTTAATCTGATTCATAGTCATACTATCAGATGATAACTTCTTTAGAATCAATTCATTCTTCATAGTCTCATGAACCTCATTAATTTTAGACATAACCTCTTCTTTATGAAGAACAAGATCATCAGGAGCAATACCCGTCCAAAGGGTAAAATGTTTTCTTTGTACAATCTTTGGATTATCCTCAAAAAATATTTGAAGAACATTATACCCAAGATTAAATGCTGTATTTGCAATCTTTGTTAAGATAGTAGTTTTACCAACACCTGTAGGAGCTAATATAACACCTATCTCACCCTTTGCCAACCCACCCTTAAGTAGTTTATCAATTCCTGGTATACCTATTGGTATTGGGTGTCTAAAGTCCTCGTCAAGGACTGTATCAAGATTTGCAAAGATATCTGTAATTCCTGTATCTCTTTCTCCCACTTGTAACGCCTCCCTAACAAGACCCTCAACCTTATCATAAGATTCAAAATCTCCCTCATTAATTATCTTCTGAGCCTTATCCATCGCCTTCTGAAGTTCCTGTTGCTTACAAAACTTCAAAGCCTTTTCCTGAACAAACATAGTTCCTTCTAACGGAGCATTCTTAATTTGCTTAATTGTATCAACAACAATTTTTGCAACAAGCTCTTGTGAAATTTCTGACTTAACGATTTGGTCTAAAGTTTCAAAGTTAGGTGTGGATTCATATTTCTTATAATACTCTTTAGTCATCTGTAAGATGATTTTAAAGTACTTATTATCAAAATAAGAACTCTCAATTACATCCATAATTGATGATGAAAACTCCCTATCAACCACTATTTGATTTAATAATTGTAACTGAAAAGTGTTCCCTAAATATTCAAAATTCTTATTCATAATTGTTTTAAATTCTCCCCCCTATTAATTAAATACTTACTTACTTAAGTCAAATTCCAAATATTTGTAAGTTAATTTACTTTCTGAAAAAATGTCAGTCAACTCTCTTAACACATCTTTTAAAAATGGTCGTACATCAACCGTATAACGGACTTTCGGTGGAAATAATTTTCCGTCAAAAACTCTATGACAAATTGTCTGCTCCCCAACCTTAACAAAAATGTTAAAAATTTCTGGCTCATCAGTGAAAGATGTATCCATAACTTTTGGGTCATGACTAATCGCTTCTTGATTATCCATCATATAGATAACCGTCTTCATTTTTAGGTAATATTGTAACTCTTCCTTGATCGATTTAATATACTCATAAAGGTCTACAGAGTTTTTTGCTCTTGGGTTAAAACCCCTAACATTGAAAAATCTTTGGACTACAATATTGTCGTTTAACGTCAATAAGAACTCCATCTTTGTGCTGTCTTGTTCTTTCATAATTTAATTTTTGTTTGTATTTCTTTTTTCTTTTCTAATTAACTTCATAAATGGTTTGAGGAAATTTACCCAAGCCTCATCATTCTTGGGAAGATACTTAAAGAGACCATCATCCATCATCATTCTCATTAAGTTCTTATAACCCCTATCGGTGGGGTCAATCGTATCATTATAAACTTCTTCTACAAATTGTTTGGATTCTTCTGTTAGTAATGGATTACTCAAATCAACTATCTTTTTGTTTGTGATATAAAACTCTTCTCCAAATATACCACTTTTTGTCTTACCAGTCAAAATATTTGTTAAACTTTTAATAGGTTTGTTTTGCGGGATGTTTCGGGCAGCCTCAGATAGTAGGTCGTCAATAGTGCATGATTTAGACAGCATTTCAGGGAATAATTTTACTAAAGTTTTCTCCCCTAATCCCTGAATCCCATCAATATTATCTGACTTATCTCCAACAAAAATTTTACATATCGCAACATTATAATGCGGTATTTCAACCTTGTTTAAAGTAATCATATCACCATTCTTATAATATTGTTTAGATACTGGTGAATAGATTGTTACTCTTTCTGATATTAATTGGGTTAGATCTTTATCACCTGAGAAGATGATAATTTGTTCGTCTTTCGCAATCTGACAATAGTATGCAATTAGGTCATCTGCTTCATTGTTATCAATTTCAACTTGTCTAACAAATACTTCTTCCAAATATTCCTTAATCCTACCTCTTTGAGTAAGGTATGACTCATAAATTTCATCAGTACCTGTTTGAGTTCTATTTGCCTTGTATTGGGGATATATTAATTTTCTTGCGGATGAGTTAGATTCTCCATCCCACATCACAATCACTTTATCATGATTATGCTCTTCTAAGAACTTACGAAGCATATTGATGAAGTGATATACTCCACCAATATGATTACCATCGTAAAAAAGTTCTTTTGCTCCGTGAAAGCCTATTTTAAAAAGATTGTTACCGTCTACTAAAAGTGTTTTGGTCACTTTATTTATTTAATCTGTGAGTAAAATTGTTTCTATTCTGTAATATCATCACCCGATTCTTCTAATACAATTTCGCCTGTACCAGAAAGAATTCCATTCCAATATTGAGAATATTCCTTCTTATAAATTTCTAACGCCTCTTTAGTATCTCCAATATAACCTTGAGGAACTGCAATTAATTTACCATCATTATATCCTAAACCATTTACGTGGTTCTTTAAAATTGAAATCTTAGTTCTAATTGCATATCTTACAGTTCTACCTCCTTTTGTTGCCGTAATGTGGTTGATACCAGCACTTGCTTGGTTACCAAAAAGAAATACTAATGAAGATGCCAACCATAAAGCTTCTCCACCTTTTGCTTTGATTGTTGGTTGTCCGAATGGATTGTCTGGAAGAGCAACCCATGGCTGATTAACAACTACCAAAGTATTGTAATACGCATAATCTTCTTTCTTTGATTTAGAAATTCTTGAGTGAACCCCCATACCAATTTTATCTGCAAGTGTTGCTGCGTTATGTTGCTTTCCACCCTTACCATCAAAGGTCATCTTACAAGGAATAGAACCAACTGAATCCCAAAGGAATAAAATAGATTGTTGTATATCTCCTTTCTCTTGGGCATCCAATACTTCATTGATGAAGTCGGTAACTTGTTCAATATAATCAAACCCATCATTAAAAATGAAGTCACCGTCCCACTCACCATCCGAGTTCTTTTTAGCGTCTAATCCCAATTCAACAGCATGTTCCCAACTCCATTTCTTTTCAGTAATTATAAAGACAGGTAAATGACCTTTCTTTTGAGCATCTGCTGCAGCTAAAATCATAGCGGTTGTTTTAGAACTATTACTATGTCCCAAAAACATATTAATACCTCCCATAACAGGACCTGGCAATCCACTTGCACTTAAGAACGCTTCACCACAGTTGTAGTAGTTTGTTTCTTTATATTTTGTCTTTGTTGAAAACTTATCTTTAAATCCCCCTCCAACACCTTCTTTTTTCTTAATTGCTGCCATTATTTTCGTATTTTAATTTAACTGTATTTTTATCAACAACAAATTTTAATTTTATTGTTGTTATTTCGTTTGAACGATATGAACCAACTTTATTAAAGTTTGAACCTTTAACATCAAAAGTTAATCCATTATGTTCAACTCCTGTTGGGTCTAAATAACTAATATCTACTCCTGTAATTTTAAAAAAATCTATGGGATTAAATGTATAATTAACTGTTTCCCAAAACTCAGTAATGAAAATTAATTCTTCACCTTCATTATAAATTTCATAACTCCTAAAAAGATATTCGGGAATATTTGTATTAGCAAGTTTTACTATAAATCTATTTTCCATTGCTGGTTCTTGTAAACTCCAATTTTGATATTTAAGATTTTCCATTTTCTATTTTTTTAATATTTGGTAACTTATTTATTTTGTTTGGTCCATAGAACATACTATCTTCTTCATATAAGGTACCAATTTCTTCTTCATGAAAAGTTATCAACTTAAGACCTAATTCACCATCTTCACTCTCTTCCTTTAACATACCAAATAAAACCGTATCACCAATTTGTTTTGCTCTGCCAGAAAAATATCCCTTATCTTTTAATTGACTCAATATTTCATAAGATAATGTTTTATTATCTCTTGATTGTAATTCAATTTCTTCTTTAAATGTCATAATAGTATAATAAAAGGGTGGAGTATCAACTCCACCCAATATAATTTAGAATGGTAAATCTGTGTCAATTTCAGCATCTTCTTGTGGGTCAACCACTTTAGCAGGTGATGATTTCTTACTTCCTCCCATAGATGTTGTACTCTCACTTGAGTCACCATAAGCATATCCACCTTTTTCAGTATCCCATTTTGGAGTTTCTCCACGAGCAATTGCCTCAAGATATTCAACAGGTTTTTTAGAATACACATCCAACCAAGTTAATTCATCATTAACCCAAGCCTTCAATTGAGCATCTTCTGCGTGAAGTAAAGTTGGGTCATCATGCATAATAGTTGATACCGCAGTATACTCTTTACCATTTGGAGCTTTTGATTTGTTTAACTCAATGATAAGATCACGTCCTTTTTCAGCGTCAGTAATATCACCTTTGTTTCTCCAAATTGGAATGATTTTATCCAAGA